TTTTTAGTTTTGGTTTTTGGGGGCCGTACGGCGGTGAGACGGCCTGCCCTCGCTTTTTTGTCCTTTTCCCATTATTTTTCTCGTGTTATCTTTGTGTCATGATAACAGATCAATTCGTAAAGGATGAGTTCGTCTCTGAGATTCTTCGTCGTGATATCGGCATTATCTATAAGACGCAGGAAGAAGTTGCTAATCGCTACTTCAAGGAGCACACTGGAACTCTTCGAAACTTCTTATCTCGTCGTGCTTTCTCTCTTCAAGAATCGAATGGAAAGTTTACCGTTTATATCGGGGTTCTCTCTTATCTACGTTTCCTCGATATGCAATACCGCATTAACTATGCAGGCTTAAGTAGTAAGCGAGCCAAGAAGCAGCGTGCTAAGTATGCTGTTTATAATAGAGTTGTATGGGGTGTTTTATACAACGAGACTTTCCCTGATATTCAAGCAGGATTTACAAATGAAGTTCGTGCTGCTTGGCGAAAGAAAATGGAGGATGCACTTTCAAATCACATATTACCCACAGATAATCAATAGATATGAGCAAAATCAAAGAAGACCACGTTGCCTTGGTTATCGATGCTAAAACAGACAAGGCACAGCAGGAATTACGACAGCTTGAGCGTGCTACGCAGGACCTTAGTAAGGAAATGAAGGCTCGACAGAATCGAATGCTCGACCTCGAGACAGCAGGTAAGAAAGAGACCGCTGAGTACAAACGCTTACAAGCAGAGGTGAAGAATTATAGTAATCAGATCGCTGAGAATAATAAGAAACTGCGTGAACTTCGCTCTGCAATGGATGTCAATGCTATGACGATGTCACAGCTCAAGAAACATGCCAAGGAACTTCAGACAGCACTGAACAATACTTCAAAGGCAGCGAATCCGAAAGAGTATGAGCATTTAGCATCACAGCTTCGTAGCGTAAATGGACGTATGTCAGAATTGCGTCGTGATGCTTCTGGACTGACTGATTCTATGGGGAAACAGACGTCTGGCATTATGGGAAAGTTTGAAGGTATGTTCTCATCTATCTCTGGTGGTTGGACAAAACTCGTTGGTGTGGCTACCGCTGCTGTTGCTTCTATCTCTGCCGTGATAGAAGGAGCAAAGTGGTGGTATGATTACAATGTAGAGATTGAAGAGGCGCAGCGTCTGACACGTGAGTTCTTTAACATACAAGGTGACGAACTCGTCCACACACAGAGTCAGATATCAGCACTCGCTTCACAGATGGGAAAAGACTATAAGGATGTATTGGGGTCAGTAGACACTCTAATGGACCAGTATGGAATCACCGCCCAGGAAGCAATCAATAATATCAAGAATGGTCTTCAGGCTGGTGCTGATGTCAATGGTACATTCTTAAGCCAAATCCAGCAGTTCGCACCAGCCTTCAGCGATGCTGGGGCTTCGGTGAATGACCTTGTTGCCAGTATCACACAGACACGTTCAGGCCTCTTCAATGAGGCAGGTATGGGATTGATACAGACCGCAACAAACCGTATTCGTACTATGTCTTCATCTACACAGAATGCACTGAATGCTATCGGTATCTCAAGCAAGCAGCTCGAAGCTGACCTTATATCAGGAAAGACCAGTATCTTAGAGGCTATTAAGATGATTTCAGGTAAGATAAAGGAGCTGCCTGAAAATTCTATGCAGGTGGGTGAAGTAATGAAGTCTGTTTTTGGAAAGACAGCAAGCAACGAAGGTATGAAACTCGTGAAGACCTTAGCTGATATGTCTACCAATATGGACGAACTTAAAGAGGTGACAGGAGAGTACGGAGAATTACAACGTGAAGAGGTCGACGCACAAGCAGAGCTTAACGAGAAGATGTCTAAGTTCTTCGGTCTTGGCGAACAGGGCTTTGATGAACTTACAATGAAAGCTAAGATATTCGGAGTTAAAGCGTTGTCTAAGATTATCGATTACACGGTTAAAATCATTAACTACTTCATTGACTTATATAATGAATCTAAGGTATTTCGTGCTGGCATTGAACACATTAAAAACAACTTCAAGAGTACATGGGAGGTATTCAAGTTTGGAGTTTATCTTGTTATTGACGGATTCAAAGGCATGGGGCGAATGGCAAAAGCCTGGGCTAAAATCATTGAAGGTGCGTTCTCTTTCGATGTCGATAAGATTACAACTGGTATCAAGGGACTTTGGGATGCCTACAAAGACACGTGGGTAGAAATTGGTAATGATGCTAAGAAGATGGCTGCAAATGTTCGTGACAATTTTATTGAAGCAATAAAAAACACTGGTAGCAATAAGAAGGTAGCTCATCTTTCAGTCGATGTAACACCAGAGGTAAAAAATCACGCTACAAATAAAAGTGCTTCTGACGGAGGCAAAAAGAGTACCATTGAAAATGGAATCAAAGACCCTAAAAAGAAAACTAAAACAAAAAAGGATAAAACCAAGAAGGGTCCAGACCCTGATGAAGTGGCAGCTAAACTTTTTTCTCATGATCGTGCTCAAGATATCGATACCGAAAAGCGAAGTTATGATAAGAGTCTGAATGCCCTAAAAGAAGCTCTTGCGAAAAAGAGTCTTACGCAAGAGCAATACAGCGCATACGTAGCTGCTCTCAATATTCAGCATCAGAATAAACTTCTCGACATAGAGAAGGCATATTTGCAACGCTCTGAAAACTTAGTATTCAAGGATGCTGCAAAAAAGAAAGCATTGCAGGAAGGTCAAGCTAAGGCTGTCGCTGACCAACAGCAGGCAGCGAATACCGCTTATATCGAAGCTGAAAAAGAATACTACGAATCTCTTGAGAAGATTCAGGAGGCAGCACCATCTAAGCCACAGACGCTTAAAGAAGAATGTGATGCAAAGTTGCTCCTCTTGGATGGATATTACCAGGCTTCCTTGCAACGAGCAAAAGAGAATGGCGAACGTGAGAAGGAAGTTACAAAGGCTTACGAAGCTGCTAAAGCTGCAATCATCGTAGACTATGCGAAGAAAGCAGAGGAGCAAAAGGCACAAGCACGACAGGAGTATGGGCTTGACACATTCGAAGACCAGTATACAGCACGTCGTAAGAAGATAGAAGATGATAGTGTACTCAATGAGCAGGAACGCCAGCAGGCTCTTACTCTTCTTGATCAGCAGGCAGAAGAACACCGCCTTCAGATACGTCAGCAGTATGGTCTTGCTTCACAGCAGGAACTCTATAATGCAGAGTTGGATCAGTTGAAGATGCACCTTCAGAATAAAGAGATATCTGAAGAAGAATATGAAGAGGCAGTGAAGAATATGAAGATTGCCAAGATGAAGGAGGCATTCGATTTTTACTCTAACCTCTCCAGCGGTGCTGTTCAGGCACTACAGCAAGCAGAGGAAGCGAACGTTGATGCGAAGTATGATGCGGAGATTGAAGCAGCAAAGAAAGCAGGTAAAGATACTACGGAACTTGAAAAGAAGAAGGCGGATGAGAAACTGAAGATACAGAAAAAGTATGCTGATGTTAACTTCGCTATCAAGGCCTCTCAGATTATAGCTGACACAGCTGTTTCTATAATGAAGGCTCTTAGCGAACTTGGTCCTATCGCTGGTCCTATCGCTGCTGCCTTGATGGGTATCACTGGTGCGGCGCAACTTGCTACTGCCAACGCTGAACGTCAGCGTGTTAAACGTATGTCGCTCAGTGGTGCAGGTGGTTCCGCCTCTGCTTCAGGCGCACGTGTTGCTACAGGTCTTGAGTCTGGTGGTAGTATCGATGTCGAGCGTAGACAGGATGGCAAAATGTTCCGTGCTGATTACGACCCTGACAGACGTGGATTTATCGACAAACCAACCGTTCTCGTCGGAGAAGGAGGGTATGGTCACAGTAAGGAGTGGGTGGCTTCGAACGCTGCCGTCGAGAATCCTACCGTAGCACCATTCATTGATATCATCGACCGTGCGCAGCGTGCAGGAACTATCCGTACCCTCGATATGAATAAGTTTCTCATTCAACAGGCACAAGGTCGTGCCTCTGGTGGATATGTCACACCAACAGTTAATGACGTGCGTGGTGTGGTTAAAGACTCCTACAAGGATACACTCATCGAGCGACTTACTGATGTGCTTGACCGATTGTCTGTTGACGGCATCCCTGCATCAGTTTCTCTTAATGAGATAGAACAGAAACAGCAGCTACAAGACAAGGCACGAAGATTCGGAAGTAAATAGACTTAACACCTTACATAGTAATGAAGATAACTAACATAGAGAAGGGCGAAGACTACAACCTCAAGCCCGACACACAGATACAAGTTGAACGAACCAATCCATTCTTCAATGATTACGGAGAACAGACGACACCGCTCGAACTGCCTTCGTCAGAACGTAATCGCAGGATACTCGGTTTCCCTGACTCGTTCGGTAGACGAGTGAAGATGACCGCTACAGATGTCGCGATACAAGATGGTGAGTACTTCGCTCAATGTAGGCAGGTGGTGCTGTCTGCTCAGTACAAGGGTGGCATATCGACATCCTTCTACATTAATGATGGCTCTTTTTATTCAAGAATTCAGAAGGTAAAGCTGAAGGATATTTTCAAAGGCGAATTCATACCAGGAGTGAACACTGTAGAAGAAGGGATTAATTTTTGTCGTAATCTTCGCAATAACTCTAATGAGCATTACGGCATCTTTCCAGTGCTTTTCACGGATGATTCTGGACAAAAGGAAGGTCTTAATTATAAGGTGTTAAATGGGTTTGGTAAGGAAAAGGTGTTGAGATACGACAAAATCTACGACTTCCTTCCAGAGGTACCTTCAGTTAAATCGTTTCACCCCGATATGAGCGGTGAGGATTGTGACTTCTATAATGCAGTACAGCGCACAGAGTATGTCAACGACGTACCTATTACGCTCGCACCTGGATATTATATGTCGCCATTCATTCGTGCTAACTATCTTCTTAAGCGTGTATTCGCTTACTTTGGGTATGATCTGCAAGAGAACTTCTTTACTCGAACAGAACCATTCAATAAGATGGTCGTCGTAAATAATGTTATGGACGTGCTGGTAAATGGAAAGATAAAGGTAGCTGACCTTGTACCTGATATTACCTGTGCAGATTTTATCTCTGTTTTTCGTAAGAAGTTCTGCTGTGAGTTCACCTCTGATGAAGGTAAGCGCATTGCAGATATCATCTTCTTGCGTGATGCGCTGAACGAAACTCCGAATACCGACCTTACCCATTGCGTAACCCAAGAACCTACACTCTCTTATAAGTCAGAGAACGACTATAAGCGTGTAACACTCTCAGCGGAGGAGAAGGTCGATTCAGAAATCTCAGACTCCTACGATGATATAGACAGCTTAGTAAAGGCGAACCCGAACGCTTACTTCGACCCTATCGATGGGGCTATTTATAAGACAGGATGGTCTGGTGACTTCCAAGTGACGGTGAAGATAGGCGAAGCCTCACAAGACTACAACACGGGAGAAACTCTTGAAGCAAAAGAGATAAAGGTTCCAGAACTCATACCAGAGTTACGAATGCTTAGTTATAAGGCAACTATCAAGGAGGAAGACTTCACCTATGATATGGGTAAGTTCCTCTACGTAGGTTCATACATGTCACTCAACTCGAAGATGGTTGTTGCGACAGAACCAAAGGAGAATACCTCGGAATCTGCCAACAAACAAAAGACGATACTCGCCTTCAGTTATCTTTCAGACGGTCGTCCAGCAGGAACTATCTCTGCTTACGATGTGAATGCACCTTCACATCCTCGCATCTTTGATTACGCTCTGCACTACAATGGTCCACAAGGCATCTTTGAAAAATTCTACCGTGAATATGACTTGCTGCTGCGCAATTCACTTCACGACATGAAGGTGAAGCTACTGCTCTCTCAGTCGCAGAAACAGAACCTATCTTCTTATGCTAAGGTCGTCATTCGTGGTGTGCCTTTCTTTTTCAATAAGCTCAAGTTCACACTTGGAGGAAAGAATGAGCCTGTAGAGTCAGATCTGTACACAGTATCGCTTATGGAACCTACTATAACTGCTCCTACGATCAATGAGCAACTCAAGGCTATGGATGTGAAGTATAAGTGGGTTGGAAAAGAGAAACGAACGTCAGTCAGCTGGGAAGAATACAAAGCTGCTGATCGAGAGCGAAACAAGACCTTCGTGACAGTCTACCCTCCTCTACCTTCAGCTGAGTATGTTGGTGTGCAATATGGTAAGCAGCGTTCATATACTGAGCGAATAACACGAAAAGGTGGCTGGTTCCGACACGGAGAGTACGAATACACTCGAACAGAGGTGTGGTTGGAGTGCGTACCTCTTTAATTATGTCGGTTAAAACCTGTCCTTTATCATCTCAAATATATAGGGTACTTTTGTGTTAAACAATTCGCACATGGATATTATTCTTAAACCTGATTCTCTCAGCCTGACGGGCTCGATGAATCACTTTATCATATCAAGCACGCAAGAGGTTACATTCATTCTGAAGTATGCAGACTCGAATGAAATCATTGTGCAGCACACTTATACACCTAACAAGGCTAAGCGCATAGAGATAGACTTGGAGAACATTATCACTCCGCTGCTGTCATTTCAACTCCAGGAGTCGACTACAATCTATCGTCAACCGAACATTGCTCGTGAGTTCCTTGTTAATCTCATTGAAGATAAGACAGCTGCTAAAGAGTCTTGGCAATTCACGGTACTCCGTGCTGGTATTGACAACTTCGCTGACACCGCTTCAGATTGGTTGAAACGTAACTTCTTGACGTGGCAGCCTACCGTCAAGCCTGTTACCTATTACACGCCAGAGTTTCTTAGTTACTACGCTGTCGAGGACTGTGTTGCAAAGTGTCGTGCGTATATAGAAGAGAACGGTAGCTATGTTCAGACAGACATCGAACTCGGCAACCTCTCTCACGGTAAGGTGTGGACGATGCCGATGCAATATGGTGTCATCGCTGGCAAGTTAGGCAAGATGCCGAGCTACTATGACGTATGGGTAGAAGATGCTGCTGGTACTCGACTCACCTACATTCAGAGATACTATGCTTCAGATATCCGTAGCGAGGAAGAACAGTGGGTGCTCTTTGAAAACTCACTCGGTGGTATCGATACCTTCCGTGCGTATGGTGATGCAGAGAATACAGCGAAACATACGCACAATGTAGCAGAGATTGAGAACGATTCAGAAGAGTATCGTGTTGACACGGTTAGAGAATACAAGAAGAACACTGGCTTCCTCTCTAAGGAGGAACGCAAATGGTTGCTTGACTTCTTCCCTTCCTTGGGAAAGTTCCTCTACACAGGCAACTATGTACGTCGCATTGTAGTGACAGAGAGCGACGTCAGTTGGCAGACGAAAGACCTCCCTTCATCTTATACATTTACCTATAAGTACGCAGATGCACGTCCCTACCTGAACATAACCAGGTCAGAGGACGCTGCGCCTGCAATGTTGGATATCAAGATACCAGATGTAGGGTCTTTTACCATCGCCCCACGCTTAGTTGAGCTTGAGCGACTACCGCTAAGCAGTGGGGCTCTCTTCCCTGTCCAGAGTCCTTACTCTGACAAGTGGAATATTACCACAGCTGAATCTATCCTTGAGTGGTTCTCTCGTGAGGTCACCACCGCTTACAAGGGTGATGGTTCGTTCGGACACCGCCACGATAATATGTCGGTACTGAATGCGCTCGATCGTATTGGAGGTTACCTCACCTTGGATGCACAGAAGATACTCGCTGGCTTAGCTGACGAAGCAAAGTCTGCTCGCACACTCGACCCTAAGAGTGTCGATTGGGAGAAAATCGTTCGAACAGATCAAGATACAATCGTTAATGCACTGACTACCTTCATGAAGGGTATCGTGTTTGGCAAGTCAGTGCGTGGCGAGTCAGGCGTATCTATCTATCAGGATGAACAAGGTGCCTGGCATATAGATGCAGAATACCTACACGTGCATCGCAAACTCACAGCAGAGGAGGTTGAGATAATGAAGACCTCTCAAATCAAGGGCAAGGTAGTGAACTCTGCTGGTGGATTTGTCATCTCTAAGATTGAAAGAATAGTCAGAGCTTGGCGATGTTACTTCCGTCAAGAAGATGCTGATGGACGCAGAATCTATAACTCTATGCGAGTAGATGACCTTGCTCTGTGCGAGACATTCAACTTGATAGATGCTGGAGGACAGCTGTCTAATCACTACTGGCATCGTCGTGTCATCGCTGTAGGAACGGATTATGTCGATATTGCAGATAATACGAATGTCGATGACTACGCAAGTGGTAGCGATGTTCCGCAAGTGGGTGACGAGGTTGTGCAATTAGGTCACCTCACTGATGAAGACAGACAGAGTGCTATCATACAATCAGCAGCAGGCACAGGCGCACCGTACTTTAAGATTATAAAGGGGATCAATAGTTTTACCCTTCCTCGTCCTATCTTCTTATTCGATAAGCAGAACTTCGATATAAGGGTCGAGAACCCTGCTAATCGTAGTGAGTATATCCGCCTGCAAGACTTCTTAGAGTCTATGCAGGGACGTATTAGCTCGGTTATGCAGCAGTCAGATAAACAACTTTTTATTTGGTTTGGTGACGTGGTTCCAACGCTCACCACTGAACCTGCTAACGAGTGGGCGGACGAAGCTACAAAGGAGATGCACCTGCATGACATCTACTATAATCGAAGCTATGCAGAGACGGGTGGCGGTAGGGCGTATTCATTCGAGAAAAATCAAGATGGGTCTTACGGTTGGAAGGAGATAACGGACGCTGACGTGTTGAAGTCGCTTGAAGCAGCTAAGCACGCACAAGACACGGCTGATGGTAAGCGTCGAGTTTTCGTGCAAGCCGTACCAGTTCCTCCATACGATGCAGGCGATCAGTGGACCAATGCTACTTACGGTGATAAGTATCGTAACGACCTGCTCGTCTGCATTCAGTCAAAGAAAAAGGGTGAAGAGTTTAGTATTGAAGATTGGCAGTCTGCACAGCATTATACCACCAAACAATTCGAAGCTGAGTTTAATGTTGGTGGCAAATCAATCTCTGCCTTTGTGAAAGACTTGCGTACTGGTCTTGAAGCTGTAGGTATGCACATGGATGGTGAGAATAGCTCTTTCACCGTCAATGCAAAGGACTTCAAGGTTCAAACTCCAGAGGGTAAGGTTGCGTTCGTAGCTTCAGATGGAACGATTGATGCTTCTCGTGTACGTATGCGATGTGAACACGGTTCAATTTACTTCGGTGAAGTTGACGGGTATCCGAACATCATTCTTGCGAATGAACTCGGACAGCCACAGATAATGCTTAATCATCGTGGTATAGTGAATAAGTATGGAGTAGATATGGAGTTGATTAATGCCAGCAGATACTTCGTTAGCAAGCGTGATGGTAAGGCTTATCTCGGTGTTAATATCATTGTGAAAATCACCAATAGAGGTTTTCAACAGAACACTTATGGAGGTGGTGATATTAAGTTGACTGCTACGCTTGATGATAAGTCACATGAATATATAACCTTACAGTTAGGACAGCAATACACAGACGACAATAAGGCTATAATAGCAGCTACAACTCCTATCACACTTAAGATTGGAGAGAGTGGAGAAATGATTTATGGTGGACTGTTCGAGATAGGCTCTACAAGTGGAGGTGCGGTTGTAGCTCAAAAGATGTCTTACTCTGTGCGGTCTGTTTATTACGACACGGTCATTACGAAGTCGTATGTTTCTGAATTAGGCGGAAAGAACTTCTCTTCTGATAGTGGTGGGAATCTTATCAACCCTTCGAATGGCGACGAGCCACCAGCTGTTATACCAGCACCTAATATGGATGTTTAATTAAATAAAATAGTGATATGAAAAGTTTTTTAGATTGTGTTTACAGGATTTTCGGAAGGCTCGCTGCTATCGGTAGCGATAAGTATCTGCACATGTTTGCTGGTCTTGTCGTTTCGATGATTGTGTGCAAGGCTTTACATGCTATTGATGTGTGCTTAATCTTCGCATTGGTACCAGCATTCTTCATCATGACTGGAAAAGAGAGTGTCGATTACTACTACAGAAAGGAGCAGTTCGATTGGCTCGATGTCTGTGCAGGTATGCTTGGTGCGATCGTGGGTGTTTTTCTTTTCCTATTGTAAAGGAGGTGTTCGTATGGATATAGTTGAATTACAGTTTACACCAGAGTTTATTCACTCTGTAGCTACACATCTTATAACATGTGTCGTGATGTGGGCTTTAGTCGTTAGCGCAGCCTTCATCGACTTGTGGGACAGGGTTTATACGCAAAATAAGTTGAAGAAGCCTTTGACTTCGCACCTTATGCGCAAGACGCTTGGTAAGATTGGTGAGTATTGGCGATTTCTTCTTATCGCCTTGATTATCGATGTCGTGATTTTCACGTCTTGTTCTCTGTTAGGTGTTAAGACTTTCCCTATCTGTACATTACTGTTCTCTGCTTCCTTACTCATCATAGAAACAAAGAGTCTCATTGAACATGCAAGAGAGAGAAAGAGTACTGCTGCTGATATGCAGCGCATCATTCAATCAGTCGTTAGTGCAGCTTCAGATAGAGATGCAAAGAAAGTTATTCAGTATGTCGCTGACTACATTGGTGAAGAGAAAAATGTAAATCAAAAAATAGAAGAATAGTATGGCAAATTTTTCAATAGCAGAGCTGGTACAATCCAGCACTGCTGAACAACTCAAGATAAACAATAACCCTCCTTCTATTGTGAAGGTTCACCTTACAGAAACGATTACTCTTTTAGAGAGTATTCGTGTAGAATGGGGTAAGTTTTGCGAGGCTCACAAACTCGAGAACCCTGCTATCCGTGTAACAAGTGGCTACCGCTCACCAGAATTGAATAAGGCTGTAGGCGGTGTGAAGACCTCCGCACACGTCGAGGGCTATGCAGCTGACTTGCAGCCCGTAAATGGTAAGCAAGATGAGTTTGAACGTTTCTTTGTAACTGATTTCTCAAAAATGGGCTATGGCTTTGACCAAATCATTATCGAGAAATCTAACACATCACGTTGGGTGCATGTAGGCTATAAGCGTGCTGATGGAAAGCAACGCAGACAATGTTTCACGTTAAAGGTGTAGTTATGGACGATAAAGAAATTAAATACTACGTGTATTCAATGTTAATCCTTATTGGATTACTTGCACTTACGGCTCTCTGCCTCACAAGCTGTTCACATAGAGTTTATGTACCTGTGCAGTCTATTCGCACAGATACTATCTACATGTCAAGGAAGGACAGCGTACATATCAAGGATAGCTTAATCACTCGACAGGTGATAAACATCCGTGATAGTGTCGCTATTCATGATAGCGTTGTTATCATCAAGGATGAGCAAGGCAACATCAAGGAGAAATTGATAGTTCGTTATCGTGACCGCTGGCATGCCACTGAGGACAATCTGACGCTTCAAAGATTGATTAACAGGTATAAGGCGAGCAATGACAGTTTGCGTGCTACCAAGAAGGAACACATCGAGGTTCCTAAGGTCATTGAGCGAGAGTTAAGTAGGTGGCAGAAGATAAAGATGGATGTAGGCGGATGGGCAATAGGCGCACTCTCTGCAACTATGTTAGCTTCTATTGCTTATATCATTATTTGGCTTCTGAAAAAGTATAGGCGGATTTAATGAAGCACATCAAGGTCTATATAACAGAGAGCCGTACGAAAGATAACCGCTTCGCACAAGCGTCTATCCGTGGCATCGAAGACAATACGGGTGAGAGTTTTACGAGCTCTCACCCTAAACTCCTTCAAGACATCATTTGTCATGCGCTATCCCTTGCGCACGGTGTCGAGATAGAAGGCAACAACGGATTTACGTACATATTCCCATTCAAGCTATCATAATTATGGCGATAGAAAAACTTTATTTAGAACATAAACAGACTGGCGGACGACTGACCGCTGATGAGTTTAACAAGTTGCCCGAAAAGGTCAATGAGTTAATCGACGCACAGAACTCTGAGGAGGAACGTGTGAAGAAGACAATTGCGAAGAACCGCCCTACCCTTGGACAGATTTCAAACGTAAATACTGAAGTTGACGAACTCACGTCCGAGACATGTGTACTCGTATGGAATGGTGACCAGTGGGTCCCTATGAAGCTGTCTGAACTTAATATTGGACAAGGAGGTGGAGGACAGCAGCAGACTATCCTCTATTATCTCCGTGCTGTCAATCAATCTCCTTCTACTACGCTCTCAGCCTCTAAGTCAGCAGGCGAGTGTACGATTAAGTTTATGTTCGTGTCTCGCAGTAAGGATGTCGGACAGTGGGGAACATACGAAATCTTCGCTAAGGCTGGCGATGGTACTTTCGTTAGTAAGGCTCGTGGTAGATGTCAGTCTAATACCGTGACGACTGTTGATGTATTCAAGTTCCTTGAGAGCGGTCAGAATAATATTATGGTGAAAATTACAGGTGAGGTTACAGGACAGACCTCTCCTGCCTTGGTCTACTCAATCACACTGTCTGCCCTCTTCCTTTCTATCTCCGAATTCAACTGGTGGAAGGCGTATCAAGGGGACATCGTGCTGCCTTGCTACATCAGCGGTAATATCAGTAAGACGCTTCATGTGAAGATTACAGGTGAGGGCTACGAGCAGACGTATGAGCGACAGTTCGGAACGGCTACTTACACGTCATCGCCTGTAGCCTATACCGTGCCTTTTACGAACAAGACAGGTCTTTTCCATCTGTCTGCTTGGCTATCGAATGAAGACAACACCGTCCAGACTACTCCAGTAGGTTATGACTTTATGGCAGTAGCTAATAACGAAGCGGTGAAGATGGTAGTCGTGAACAATAAGGCGGAGAAACTGCTTAACTGGTACGAGAATAAGGTGCTGGAATATGCAGTATATGACGGCAAGGCGGTAACGACACCACTCTCAATCTTGATGAAGAAGGATAATGAGGTGCTGCAAGAGAATGTGTCAGAGAATACACTGACACAGACCAAAATGCAGTACACTCTCTCTCTTGAAGTTGAGACAATCGATAACTCTGATTTTACGGCACTCATCGGATTCAGAACTCACCCAACAGATGAGGTGCGCTTGCGTGATGCAATTCCATTCCCTGTTGATAACTCACAAGGTTATTCTGCTACTGCTGGAGCGGTATTCTATCTGAATGCAAAGAATAGAAATAACACCGACACCGACCGCAACATTCTCCGCAATCTTATCAATTCAGATCATATCGGTTCTGAGTGGCAGAACGTAGCCTTCTCACGTGACGGCTGGGTGACGGACGATGAAGGTGCACGCACATTGCGACTGCTCGCAGGTTCTCGCCTTACTATCGATTACAAGCCTTTTGAGAAGGAGGCAGCTCAATCTGGTAAGACAATCGAAATTGACTATCAGATTAATAACACGTCTGACTACAATGCAGAGTGTATCTCGATAGCTATGCCTTACCAGAAGGGTTATATCGGTCTGAAGGTGAAACCGTCTTCTATTATGTTCGCAACTCGTAGTGAGCGTAATCCTGATGTGCAGGCAATGAGCACAGATGATGGTGTGCGCATTCGTTTGGCTCTCGTTATCTCTCCTAAAAAGTACACCTACGTACTGAATGGAAACACCTATTATCTTAATCTCGTCTACCTCTATATTGACGGCATTGAAGCTCGCAAGTTTGCCTACTTGCTTACAGACTCTATGCAGATAGGCTCAGGCGGTGGTATCGTCATAGGGTCTGATAAGGCAGATGTTGACCTCTATTCTATTCGTATATACGACAGCGCAATGGACGCTGCTAATGTTCATCAAGATTATATCAATGCTCTCTCAACTGTTGGTGAAAAGAGTGCCGAGAAATTGGATAATGACATCTATGATACCCTCGGTACCACAGTCGACTTTGACAAGGTCCGTGGAAAGGTCAATGTGTTTACTTTTGATAAGCCACTCCCTGCCTACGAATATGGTAAGTCATACAAGCCTAAAGGTACGCTTGAGATATATCCGAAAGACGGTAACACAAATCTTAACCGCTTGACGATTACCAATCTTCAATTACAAGGTCAAGGTACATCTTCTATGCTTTACTACCTATGGAACTGGAAGGCAAAGGTTGCGAAAGACACAACTATCATATATGAGGATGGTCAGACTACACAGAAAAAGTTTGAGTTATTCAAGAACTTGCCTAAAATCTCTAAGCTGACAGCGAAGAAGAATATTGCATCTTCAATGCAGTTTCACAAGATGGGCAGCGTTAACTCCTTCACCGACCTATGGAAAGCTGTAGGCTTAACAAATGAGGGTATTGAGCAGGATAGCGAAGCCCGAGTCTCAATCTATCAAGAGACATTCTGTGGTTTCGAGAAACAAACAGCAGAAGACGGTACTGTTACATATAAGTTCGTCGGTTTGTTTACACTCGGACCAGATAAGGGAGACTCTGCGACCTTCGGATATGATAAGGACTTGTTCCCCGACCTCTTATCTATCGAAGGCTCTGATAACTCTCCACGCTTGACACTCTATCAAGTGCCTTGGGATAAAAGGCGCATCCGCTACAACACGGAGGAAGAAGCATATCAGTACCAAGTCTCTGAACTCTCTTGGGAGAACTGTTGGGATTTGGATTACGCTAACCTCCCTGCTGATGATAAGACTACAGCAGACAATGAAACCCGTCAGCGAGCAGAGCAGCTCGTAGAGTCGTATATCACAGCTTATAATATCATCTATTCGTGTAACACATTCATTGAGCCATTCAATGGTACACTTGAAGAACTGAACGCTGACCCACATTCAACACACATTGAGTATTGGATTGCAAAGGCTGGTGACCCCAACCAATACAACCTATACTATTACGATAGCTTGTATAAGATGTTCTGTCCGTCAACACTCGATAGCGGTGTGTCAGTGGTTAATCTTCGTCAGCAGTTGGTCGGAGATAAGTACGGACTAACTGAAACGATATTCAACTCGGTTAGTGATGCAGCCCAGCTCAATGAGTTATTCAAGGCAGCACGTATTCAGAAGTTCCGTGCTGAGCAGTCGCAGTACTGGGACATCATGGACCTTCTTTTTCATCAACTATACGTAGAAACAACAGCAGCAACGGATAACTGTGCGAAAAACATTTATCCGTATAACTTTAACAAAGAATAGAAATGGCAAAGAGTAAATGGAAATTCCGTCAGGATGACCTTGATACTATCCTGACAGTAATCAACCAAGGTTTAATGAAGAAGCCCTACTGGGTAGAGTTCCACGACACCTATGCTGACGGTACGCCAGTTTGGAACGGTGAGAAGTCCGTTCTTTGGAACTTAATGGAGCAAGCATACCCCGAGGAGCGTGCGCAGATGATGCGTCGTATGCTTGCGAAGATGGAGGAACTTGGAGGACTACAGAAAGGTACGCACCAGCAGAAGCTCTTTGCGTTTTTCGAGAAGTATTACTTCTCAGTAATTGATAACTTCTCATCTATGCTCTACAATGAGGATGGCAAGATGTATGAAAAAATGAAGCTCGCTATGCTTCAAGGTAAATATACTAACGACACCGACCCACTGGGTCAGTCTCTCGGTGATGGAAAGTCGCCTGAGGTTGCTTGGGTAAAGAAGCGCATCCAATACCTTATGTCTAAGTATTCTTTTGGTGACTACGACGCAAAGACGGCTGAAGGTGCGATTACTGTTCGTACCTCTGCGCAGGCGGACGCAACAACTAACTCTATCGTTCTGCGCCTGACGCCTGCGATGAAATTGTACCCTACTATTGCGTACGGTACTACAATTATGCGTGGTGCTCGCACGGATGCTGGTAAGCCGTGTGAGATAGTCGTAGACATTAACGGCACCAGTGACCAGCAGTTATCTGTCAAGTCAGCCGACTACCTGCTCGATATAGGCGATTGGAGTTCGTATGTGATCAATGGTGCACTCTCAATCATTGGTAAGCGATTGAAGCGTCTGAAACTTGGTGATGAGAATGAAGAGAAGGTGAAGATACTTATATCTTCGCTTACGCTCGGTAATACAACATCCTTAGAGGAAGTTGATATTCAGAATGTATCCACGCTCGGAGGTTCTCTTGATATGCGTGCTAATTATCGTCTTCGTAAGTTCCTCGCTGGTGGTTCTTCACTCTCGGAGGCACACTTCGCTGATGGTGGTGTACTTGAAGAAGTAGACTATCCTGCTTCCACGTCATACGTGGAATTAAAGAATCTCGATAAGCTCACCAATGAGAAGTGTAACACAGAACCCTGCGCACCTAACGTTATGAGTTTCTTCGTGAGCGGTTGCGACAATCTCCAGCCTATTAAGATGCTCATTGGAATAATGGATGCACAGGTAGGGCAAGTTCCTCACGCTCTGCGTTACGTGCGCTGTGTCGGTTTCAATGAAACATTCACCGATGGGCGTGCTTTCGATAAACTTTCCCAGCTGGTAGATAGCACCTACCAAGGTATCGATGCTGAAGGACAATACGGCAACGACCCATATCCAGTGCTTGACGGTACAATCAACCTCACCACTGGTGCGTATCGTGACACCTACGATGCCTTAATGACACACTATCCTAAGCTCAAGCTGAACATTGCTAAGTGGTGGATTCGCTTTGAGGACCCAGAGGTAAAGCGCATTTGTGTAGAAAACTGGGATAAAGACGGTGACGGAGAGCTAAGTATGGAAGAAGCAGCAGCTGTTAGTTCCATCGGGACTAAATTCAACGGTTTAGATCGAAAGACTGGTGTCTTAGACCTATCTATATTTAATAATCTCACATCTATCGATAGAGAGGATTTACGTTATATAGTGCGCCTTAATAAGTTAATATGCCCACCATCTGTGTCAATGTATGATACTTGCTTCTATGGATCAACGATTGATACTATTATCGTTGAAAATATGGAGCAGCAGTCTTCCTTATTATGGGGTCTCACTTTTAAAAATTTTATCATCAAAAGTAAAAATCCCCCTAAACAAGGAGCGAGGGCTTCGTATGGTTGGAGCAACAGAAAAGGCTCAAGAATCTTTGTTCCAGACGAAAGTGTTTATCTATACAAGGCAAGTGCTTCGTTCTCAGATATATCAGAATATATCTATCCGCTTAGCGAGTATCACGAATGATACTCGCTCAAGGGTTTAATACAGTCTATTATACGAGTTTTACCATTGGTTACAGCCATCCACCTTTGCTTATAGTCTTTAACAGCTTTGTCTGGAACAAAAATTTGTAAGCCCTTAGGATAGTTATAATTAGTATCAATGTACATAAAATTTGAAGATACCGCAGGCGGAGTGTTCCCACACATGACGACAGTCTTTAGTCTCGGAGTACCAAGAGAGAACCAAGCTCCAATAAAAGTCATAGATCCAGGCACCCATACCTCTATAAGATTAGGACAAAACGCAACTATCTGTTGAGCGTCGTCATCTAAAGAAGTAAAAAGACGGAGGTCCTTCAATGTCTTTAAATGCTTATTTCCTCTAAACATAGTCCCGATGGGATTAAAACGGTGTTTAAATGCTATTTTAATTCCATCGGAACTATGTTTAGAGGCGGATCGTTTGAATCGCTGAAAGAACTTGGTATGTTTGGAACTGTCAAGCTGAGTGATGGAGCCTTCCAAAAAACAACAGTAAAAGAGTCTATAGTTTTACCTGAAGGTTGCACGAGCGTAGCGACAGGAGCCTTTGAAAAAGCCATAGTAAGAACGATAGAACTGCCTTCTACTGTATCTTTTCTCTGGGGTATTTGCTTTCACGAAGCACGTATAGACAATCTGATTTTCCATGGAACTCAGCCCCCTCAAAAATATGGATATTGGGAGTTCTTAGGAGCGAAGATAAAACACATATATGTTCCTGATGAAAGTGTAGAATCTTACCGTTCTGCTAATCTCGTACCATGGTTAGAATATGAACCGCTTAGTAAGTATCATTCGTGAAGTTCACTCATAGGGTGAATAATAGATGTTCCGCTTAATGGAGAAGGTTTGCTTGTAAAAGCCTTTTTATACACCTCTAAGCTCTCGTCTGGGACATAGAACTTGCACCCATTAGGTGTACATGTATCGTAGGTTCCTGTTGTGTTAGAAAATGTCCAGTCGTGACTTGGGGGAGTCTTTCCATGAAAAACGACAACTGTTGCTAAATTGAAACCTAACACATAACGACCAAGCGATGTAACGTTCTCTGGTATATCTATTCTTTTCGTATTATAGAAGTATGAACGAGGAGCTGATGATACAGACGGAAGGGACTTGATGGATTTTAAATGCTTCAAGTCTGATAGGTTATCTGTTTTTATATTGTAGAATATAGTCCCGATGGAATTAAAATAGCATTTAAACACCGTTTTAATCCCATCGGGACTATCTTTGCTAAAAACAGAAGAATAAGGAATCTGCATGTCTTAACCTTTACCAACATCAAAAGACTTGGATATGAGAACTTAAAGGGATGTGATTCTTTAGAATCAATTACTATTCCTAAGAGTATAGATATTATAGACTGGTATACCTTCGGAGGTGCCACAGGAAAATACCTTATGTCAATAAAGAATGTTATTGTCGAAAAGGGCAAGCTATCATACATACCAGAAGGGTTTGATAACAATATAAAGGATGTTGTAGACTATCCTTCTACCATATCTTCTTTTGGATGGGCTCAACCGAGCTTGCGAGCGAAGATTACTATTTTAAGAGCCCCAACCCCTCCTAATATTGGAGATCGTTCGCTCGGTGGTAACGGACTTATATATGTTCCCGACGACGTAATAGACGTTTATAGACATTCTGACGGCTGGGCTCGTGTTGCAGATAGAATTTATCCCCTTAGCGAGTATCATTCGTGATACTCGCTGTTCAATCTTGCAATTCTTTCCAATGTTTGCAATATTTGAAAGAATTTGCATAAATTCATTGAATAAATATTCCTTTTCTCTTGCATCTTTCACGATAATTTACTAAATTTGTAGGAGTTGTTTATTAAATTTGTTTTGACATAGATTAGGTTTTTAGTTATTTTTCAGGTAAGATTATTTTTAGGATAACCCTGCAATCCGAGAGGACAAGCAGGGTTTTTCGTATAAACAAAAAAGGGAGCACCTACTTGGCACTCCCTTTGTAAATCCTAAACTTCTGAATGACAATGTACAATGGAACGTTCATAAGGTCATTGGACCTTGCAAATTCCATCAATTCTTGAAAATCTCTCTTTCCCATATTATCTTTTGATTGTTAATACTTTACCTATGACTGCTTTGTCGAATGTCACCCAATCAACGGCAATCTTTTCTTTCCTATTACGAAACGAAAGAGTGACGAAATACTGAGCATTAATGTATTTCTGCTCATAAGGCAAGACACCCTTATCTATCATTTCGTAGTGTTCGGGTATCTCCGATTTCTCGATAACTATACCCTTTACAAGTCTGTTGCTACTATGTACGTAAACGGCAAACCCAAATGTAGCAAGGGTTATGACTGCCATTATACAAAATTTTGTTCTACTCATGCTACTTTCTTTTTTGTTAGACCTAATTCCTTTGCGAACTCACGCAGCTTTGTAAGACCACAACCGATAAACGCTGCGAGTTCCTTGTTTGTTTTCAAATGATAATTCTCACGTAGATAGTCTGCTTGCCTATCAGTGAGTTCATACTTTTTATGGTTTTTCTTGTCCCACTCCATCATGTGTCTATCGGCTTCCATTCGTGCGTCAGGATTAAGTTCAAGGGCAGCCGTACCGCTTTCGTTGATAAACTTCTCTGACACAAGATTTAGTTCGATAACATCAAGGGAACGTCTGCAATCCTCATCTTTGTTGAGGTCGATGCTAACACAATCCTTACAGAGTATTTCCTCAACCTGTCCCCATGCTTGGCGGACAGCGTGAAGTCGTGCAGGCTTAAAGGTAAGCCCGAAGTTTACAGGAGGACAAGACGGACATCCTTCGATGAACTTGTCGAACAATTCTACCGAGTAGTTGATAAGTTCGTATGCAAGGATAATATATGACTTTAAGTCACTATCCTTTATCATATTCCTGTCAAGCACTCTTTTTATTGCTTGGCGGAATAGAAATACATGATGTTTTAGCCTTTCATCAACGCTATCGAGAAAGTCCATGTAAAGCTGACGTTTGTCGGTTTCTGCATTCTGCATATCCTGCATGTTGAGTTTCTCAAAAACATCATATCGGGACATAGCATCTTTGCACGCTTTCTTTATTCTTTGTCGATACAAGCCTGCTTCTTTGATTTTCTCTATTGCATCACGCATATAGGTATGGGCAATGTCGTTCGTTCCACCTACGATAGTGTGAAATAGGGCTGAAACATGGTTAAATGTTTCCCTATGTTTCTCCGTAACTTTCATGAAATCAACTATCTCTTTCTTAGCCAACTTCTTTGCGTTAAACTCGTTCATGTGCTTATCTTCCTGCTTTAATGATTTTATCGGCTGCCTCAGAGCCGTAAACCTGCCATAGACCACTCTCATATTGGCAAATATGGTCGCCAAGTCGGGCTATCGTTCGTCCTTTGGTGTGTGTCTTTTTGAGGATTACTGCTGGCTTTCCTCCTGCATCTTTCGTAACTGCCATTACACACGGCAGGTTGTAAACGTCATTGATGTTCCTTCCATCAAATGAAATATCTAAAATCACTCTCATTGTTAGTTAAACCATTCGTTGTAAAGTTCATTCTTTCGTGTTTCGTAGTCAACGCCACGATACTCGTTTTCTAATCTTGCAATCTGCCTAAGCTTTGCCTTGACACATCGAGGAAAGAACTTTTTATTTATCTTCTTCGCCTGCCCAACAAGTGCAGCACGTCTATTAATGTATTCCTTTGCTGTCATAATGTTGCCCGTATCAGAGAACGTTAGCGCATACTCGTTCGTTTTTAGTGTGTTAGTATCTAAACCTTATAGGGTATCAAGTCTTTTGCTTCTTCCTCCCACATGTCGCCTTCATTCCCCTCGAAATCAAGGGAAACAGTGCCGTTGCTCAAGTCGGCAAGAGTTGAGTAAAGCCCAACGACTGTCATAGGGAATCCGTCTTGCTTGTTGCAGACTTTATCGCCAATCTTTAAGTCTTTAATATTCATAGCCTATTCTCCAATCTCTTCGTGGTATTGGAATAAAACTTCCTTCATGCGCCTTGCAGCTTCTTCGGCTTGCTCTTTTATTCGGAAGTAATTATATGAATTAAAATCATCTTCTTCGTCTTCAGAAGTCGATGGCGAAAACGTATACACTTCCATATTACATCCAACGTAATAATAAATTTCTTTACCCTTTGCTCTCCACCTAATCGTCTCCACTCGCTTTTCTTTAGCGTTCCAGAGCAGTCTTTGTTCTTTCATCTTATCGAAGAGAAGTTGCTTTTCTTCGTCTGTGGCGTGGCGAAACGCATCTATCAACCACATATTGTTATCCTTTCCACTATAATTGTAGTAGGAAGAAAAATATTCACTATCAGTGCTCTTCTTGAAAATAAGTACTTCGTGATCACAAATAGAGCGCAACACGTCGCCATCTTGAAACTCTCGCTCTTCCTCTTTTTCTTCTTTCTCAAAGACAACCACATTGTTCTTGATTACTGCCTTGCAGCCTTCTGGGATATTAAGGCTATCCCCAACCTTTAATTTTACTTCCATAATTGTTTTTTATTTATTCACACAAACCATGATAAATACTCATACAACTATACCCTTCCTCATGCTCGAACATCTCAAGTTCTACGTTATTACGATTTACATATTTGAACACCTCCTGTACTGTGGGATATTCACCATTTACACAGAAACGTTTAGGAATATACGTCGGAGGAAAGAACGACGAACCTTTTTCTGTTTCGTCTTTCATTCGTTGTTCAGCATCTATTAGCCGTTTTCTTGCCCATTCGTCTTTCGATATGAGTTGCACCTCTCGCTTTCTACACATAATACAAGGGAAGCAACCTACCCTTGAAAAGCCTCGTTCATATAGAGGATTTGGACGCTGACCATTTTCAAGGATATAATCTATTACTTGTTGTGCTGACCAGTGAAAAATAGGTCGTAAGACACTTGCATCGTGTGTCTTGCACCATTCCAACACCGCTTTCTTGTGATACAACCCTTTCACTTCACTATTAAAGTATTCTTTGAAATATGAACACTCAACATCATAGCCAGCACGTGTCTTACTTTCTTTAGCTCTAATTCCTTGAATAATGATAAAACTCTCATCTTGTGAGAGAATATAATCTATCATAGGTATTATTTTCAGTTCAGAAGTACAGAACCTTGCAATTGTAGAAGGGAAACGACCTTTCTTGATAGACATATCCACGAAGTTTTTATACTTCTTACTTTTGATAGTTACTAATTTAACACCAAGTACAGCTACAATAGCGTTGATATGTTTATATGTGTCAGCGTGCTCCCACCCTGTGTCACAGAACACTGCCGTAACGTTTTCTTTTCCATAGTCGTTTACAGCCTTGATTAGGCAAGCTTGACTATCTTTACCTCCACTAAATTGTACTAATATTTTCATAGATTAATCAACTAATTCAAAACTACACGCTACCACCCACGGATTACTCTCCCACGTGCCCTTACCACTTACCTTGTCAATGAGCAATGAAAAGGCTTCATGAGCAAAATACCGGATAACTTTCTCGGCATCTTCGTCAACTTGTGAGAGTATCTGATTTAATATATACAAGTCGCTCTCGTGTCTCAAGTCCAAATTTGGCAGTTCCAAATCAACATTTCCACAGAAGTCGAACAGCAAAGGCTTTCCGCATTTTTCACAAAAACACGGGTGTTCGTCTTCTACTCCCCAGCCCCCGTCAACGATGTATTTTTCATAGCCTTTACCAATCTCCTGATTTAATGCTTCTACCTCTTTCCTTGCGCAATTATGGCAATATGAAAGACTCTGATCGTAACCTCTACCAGTTATCCAATATATATTATCGGACTTTTTTTCATATTTCTCCGAGGCTTTTTCGCAAATTACCTTAAGAAAAGCACCTACGCCTTCTTTGGTGCAGTCTTCATCTGATAGCTCCTGCAATCTTTCAATCTTTACATCGGTAATCATGATGCGGTGGGGCATCAAGTCAGCCCTAACGAACATTTTATTCTCATATCCAGCGGAACTCTCACACACATGGTCGAGCCATTCTGGAGCAGTATATCCGCTCTTGTTGAGGGTATGGTATGACTGCGCTATTGCAACGACTTCGCCAACCTTGTAAGGTAACTTCTTTTGCGTTTCCTCCCAATTACCAAGCGGCGTACCCTCTTTCAGTAGCCGCCTTGTCATCGTCTTTGTTCCGTCAAGCACCGCCTGTGTCAGGCAATACTTATCACTAAACATTATTTTCTTCATACACTTTACTTCAACAATTCGGGGTTATCTGTTACGTTACCTCTAACTTCTATATCAGACAATACACCTGCATCAAAATCACTATCTAAAACAAAATTTATTAAAGACCAAGTAGTTATTTTTTTCAGGATAGATACACCATATCTTTTGGATATATAGACTACCCCTAAAAGTTCCTGTCCTTGAAAAAGTATATCCCACTCGAAGATTTTCTTTCTGTTCTTATCTTTGAGCCTTGTGTACTGTCCGATGGTTTCTGGGCTGACGGCGTAAAGATTATATGCCTCTTTCCACGACTTAGGTACACAGACGCTGATACA